CAGTTTAAGTCGTGTTCATCGTCTGCCTGTGGTGATTTTAAGCAGACACAGAGCAGCCAACGACGTGAGGTAACGCTTGCACGGGAATTGGACGAAATGACCCACACAGCGATTGACAGCAAGGGAGAGCAAACAAAATGACTGAAAAATCCATCACGGGCGGGGAGGTTGACATGACCGAGTTGAAGCAGAAAATGATTGATTTTGTATTTGATTACGAAGGTAAGTCATTGGCTTGTGACATTGTTGACTACCTCGCCAGCAAAGGCCACCTGAAAACCACGGGGGAGGATACCGATGTCTATCTCACCGAGGATGAATGGGAGGACATGGTCCACCAGCAAGAATGTGCGCAGGCTGAAATCGACGATTTACGCCAAGAGATTGCTGACTTGAAGGCAGCAGCACAGGCTGCGCCGGAATTACCGCCCAGACCGCAAGCTATCGACAACGGAGGCTGTAAGATCGACGTGTATGATCTACCGCGTTATGGCCTAAGCTGGAACGGTCCCGATACGCCCGTATCAACGCCGATGCCTAACGGTTACTGGACGCCCTTTCATCTTGCCGTGGAATGCTGTGAAAGGGCTGCGCCGCCGATTGAGGGGCTAGAAGCTGCAATCAATAACAGCATCACGTACCCTATGGTTAATGACGTTGGGTTTCAAAGTGAGCACGACAGGAGAGTGGTCATGCAAGCGGCGCGCAGGTATTTAGCCCTCACCGCTGACAATGCCAAGCGGGGGGATAACACCGCAGCCGATACGAAGATGGGGGATGCAGTAAAAGCACTGGCTGCGATAGAAAACGGCACCCTAGTTCTTGACGTAATGCATACCTACGAATGCGGTTCCCGACATAATGGGGGGTGTATTTGTAAGGCCAAAGATAATGAAAAACACATTGAGACGATACGCGATGCATTGGATGCCTGCGATAAACTGCAAAGCGGAAAACTATCTATAGGTGGATGGGAAACCATACGTTCCGCGCTAAGTGACCACCTCGCCTCAACCGGGCGGATTAGGGGTGAGTGGCGGGAGATTACAGAGGACACGATGCCCGACCATGAGGAGGATTATTTACTCGGTTACTGGAAGGGCAAGCAATGGATTATTGAGATAGGGCCGTACACGTACGGAAAGCCCGGTGCGCGTTCAATGAATAGCTGGGCCACCCACTTCATGCCATTGCCAGCGGCGCCGGGAGAGAAGGAATGACCAACACAGAACACGCAATCCAGTTACTATACGAAGCCCTCGACAAAATCGACAAAGACCTTGACCCGTCTTACCAGATACAAGAGGCGATTAAATTCTGCAAAGCTGCGGAGGATGATGTAAAAATGTGGAAGAATAAATATTTGATGGAAGTGAGTAAGCCGAGATGAACGACATAGCCATGTGCGTTAGAATGGATTGCCCTGTTCGTGATCAATGCAAGCGGCATCGTGACAGTGGGACAAAGGCGGGCGACAGGCAGGCTTACTGTGACTATCGCCATGAGATACCCGGCAAGAATTGTACGGGGTTCATACAAGTTAATCCTGTTGGGGAGGTGAATTATGAATAGAGATATACTGGTACAATGGTTACGAGATAGGCGAGATAATTGCGTTAGATTATCAAAAGAAAAATTTGGTGCAGATCGTGAAGCCTGGATCGAGGATGCTCAATTTTTTAACTGGGCATTGCAGGTAGCGCAAAATATGGCCGTTCCGGCGATGCCTAAAGAATTACCTGATGATCCACAGCGCGATGCATACGATGTTGGATTTACACAAGGTTGGAATAGTGCCATTCATGAGGCTAAGAAGCTATGTCAAAAGAACTAAACTTTAACAATATCTGTTCTCCGGATAGGAAAATTCATACTGAAATATGGAAGGCTGTATCTGGTTCATGGTATGCTCGTATTTGGTGCGAACTGAATGATGACGAAGTTAAATACATGGCTCATGCATCTACACCACAAGAAGCCGTAGACTTGGCAATTAAGTATATGGTGGCAGATTATGATTGACCTTCTCATACCGCCAGCAATGGCCCTGATGAACAGATTTAGAGGACACGCTAGCAAGTATAAGCGTTACTTCCCGCGTCCATTGCCACAAGCAGCACTTGCCATACCGTTTACCGTACAAGGTGATACGGTTACAGACATGGCAATCATCTTTGTTCTGACATGGGCCATGTTCCTGACTGGCTGGGGCAACGGTCACGACATGGGAACTAGGCCACGGGGCAAGCCCGAGACAGTTGAATGGCCGCTTTATCTAACGCTGTACAGGAAAATATCGGAGTACTGGTACGACTTCATATTCATGGCTTGGCGGGGGATGCTGATAACAGCACCTTGTGGGCTGGTTACTGGCAATTATCTGCTCTTGATGGCAGGATCGTCCATGGCGCTTGCATATGCTATCGGCCATGCAGTTATGGATTATGCGGTTGATAAAGACAAAATGGAACCGCGCATGAATTACAAGGGTGAAGCGTATCTGGCAATCTCGTTTATGCCCAGACACTTAGACGTTGCCACGGATATAGGGGAATTATTAACGGGGTTGTTTTTGGGTATAGCCCTAGTCACCCTTATATAATTCCAATACTAACCGTATAGTATTAACTTTATTTTAATGCTATCATCCATGTATGAAATGGATGATGGTATTCCTATTAAGCCTACCATCCGGCGATAAAATCTTTGTCGCACCGCAAATCACATTCCAATCACAGACCGCCTGCCGAATAGCTATTGTCGATATGGAGTTATACCTATCGCAATTCCCTGACTATTCCATAACGTGTATCCGAGTACCTGAGGAAAAAGATGCCTGATATCAGCAATGAAGAACTACAGAAAACCGCTAATATATATTGGGCCAGCGGAAAGCACCTTAGAAAATCAGCGGAAATCCTTGGTATATCATCCTCGACAATGCACAACAGATTAGACCTCATACACAAGCGCGGGATTAAACCCCGCGTTCGTGCTTCTGCGGGTAAGGAAACAAAGGAAGTCAAGCCGGAAGTTATTAAAGTCCTGTGGTTTACCGATGCCCATAACCAGCCTGATATGCCGTTGGATCGGTTCTTGTGGCTGGCCGCGTTCGTGAACGATACCAAGCCCGATGTCTTGATTGATGGCGGTGATTTTGACGATTTAAACAGCCTTTGCGGGTACGAGAGAAACGAGACATGGCAGGGCAGATTTAAGCCTGCATTCATGGATGATCTAGCCGCAAGTCAGGAAGCGCGGGAATTGCTGGATACAAAGATAAACCACGCTTGCAAGAAACATTTCATTCTGGGCAACCATGAGGATCGGCTCTGGTCTTTTGAAAACCGCAATCCAGAGGTCTACGGCATGATGCAACATGCTTATCTGGAAATACATAAGAACTGGCAGATTACACCATATAAAGGCTATCTCGATATCGGCGGGGTTGATTTTACCCATGTCCTCATGAACGGCATGAATAAGCCTTATGGCGGGGCAAGGGCTGCGGTAAACGTGGCGGCGAAGTCAGTCAGGGATATCTGCTTTGGGCACACCCATACGTATGGGTATTGGGAGGAAAGCAAGCTCGGGCCGAACAGGTCAACCACGGCAATCTGTGGTGGTTGCTTCATGCCAGATAAGTACGTACCAAAATACGCGCAAGGATCGGCTAAGGGGTATTGGTACGGTGCTCATATCGTGACGATATCCGAAGGGCGGATTATCGGCCATACGCCTGTGACAATGCGGGAACTGAAAGAGCGGTATTCTTAACCTTCGCGTATTTGTATAACGCTTAGGTTATATAGAGCACGCATTATATACCCGGCATACCTCTACCGCAGCCGGATTACCACTGTCGCACAGGCCAGAAGCAAACGCATCGGCATTACCGCTTGTTTCGATTTTTGCGCTCTGCACGCTCGCGCAGCTTGTCAGCAATAGCGGTATCAGACAAAGCAGCATCTTTGCGTAGTTCATCATTTTGTTTTTCCAATTCTTCAGCCTGTACGTCCTTAACCCCGGCACGATAGGCTAAAAAGATGGGGACCATCTTAACAAGCCAGCCCCCTAGTTGTCCAAGCATAGTCAGGAGGAAATTCATTTCGTGCGCTTGTTAAAGATTGAGAACTTCTCAACCAGCAACATGATCTTACCCAGAACTTCATCGTCTTTTGTCGATGGTGTCAGGGCGATAATGGCCGAGGCGGCAGTAACAACCGCGCCAATAGCGGCCAGAATTTCGTTATAGTGTGCGGCGATCCATTCCATATTCATCTCCTAATAAGTCCAGATTGAAGGCGGGAAGCCTAAGCCCCTGTCACCCATATCAAGGTGCATAAAACGGTTTGCACCCTTTTGTTGTAGTCCTATTCTTCTTATACCATATCCGTAAGCAATAACCAATAAGTCCATGCAGTCTTCACCTCGCACTGCAATATCGCAGGCAACGCCGTATGAGTGCGTTCCTGATACGCTTTTTTCTGCTTCTGCTGGGTGTGATGGGTCACGATAGCCGGACGTAATAATCATCGGCTTGTTGTACGTTTTACGGATTTGCAGAAGAATGTCTACAAATTCCGGACGCATGAGGTTTTTGCCTGTGTGTTTACAGTCAAATTCTTTCTTGCTGAAATAAGGCGCGTATTTATCCCAGTCCATTGCCGTCCTCTAATCGTCATCATACAGATCGGCTTGCCAATCGTCCAGAGCGTCTATGATAGAATGCCGCAATTCTAACGCCGCAACCTCAAAATCGTCCTGATCGTCTTCATCCGTGGATATGTGCTGGTGATAGATAAACGGCTTCTCACCTTCGGTAAGGCAAGCGCATATCCCTATTGACGTAACATTATGGTTCTGGACAAGCTCAAGAATGGATCGGGCAAAATCGACGATATCGGGGCAGGATAGAAAAGGCACTGTTTTTATGACCTTTATTTCTGCCATGCTAACTCCCGAATGTTTTTGCAATTGCCTTTCCGATTCCGCCGAAAATGGAGCCAAATATCGCGCTTATTGTCAGGGCGGCCCCAATCAAGATGTTTCTATCTTTGCGGTAGGATTCAATGGCGGGTTTGATTGACTGAGAGATATCCGTTTTAAGCTCGGCAATATCATCGCGCATGGCGTTCTGTGATGCCAATATATGACCTAATTTTTCATATATGTCATTCTGACTAGTCATACGCTACCCCTGTTTAGTCCAATATACCCTATCTTCTGCGCCTGCGGAAGGTGATTACGTAGTCAATCACGCCAACCACGACAGAGATAATTCCGCCGCCATTTGCCGTAAAATGCTCTGCGCCAAAGTGACGGGCTGAGAAGTGATTAAGCGCCATCTAATGTTACCGCCGTTCTGTTGCCTGAGCTATCGACTGTAGAAACAATCCGGTCTTTACTGTCTGCCGTGTCGCGGAATGTCTCTGTGCCTGTGCCTGCGCCCGACACCTTGCCAGCAAGGGCGGAAAGCATGACCCGCTGGGCGGCATCGCGTGAGAGGCTTCCTTCAAGAGTTCCTAATCCATCCGGCAGGAATAACTCAATCTCTCTCGTCACCGCCTGCATACCTGTTGCCGTGATATGGAACACCATGGCTTGCGTATAGTCTCCGCTATCAATCGTCATGTCTTCATCGAGAAGCAATTCATAAACGCCCGGCATATTGGCGGAGGAAGTTTCATTGATTGTCGGGGTAGTGAAAGCCGTTGCTGCACCTCCATTGCGGGAACGATAGACAGTGAAGCTGGATAGACCAGTCAGGCGTGATCCGTCAGTAGAGGACAGGGCCACAAAATAGATATACTGGTCGATTACACCGCTGGCTATTCTCATGTGCTTATTCCTTGTTCAATGGGGTGTAGGCCAGACCGATTAATTCCATCGTCAATAGCATTGATAATTATACCCATGGGGGCGGATTTAGTCGATTCATCAGTCCATGATCCAGTTCCGCTAGGGTCTTTTGCGGTAGAGTAAATCACGCTGCTATCGACATACATTTTTTTTGTATTAGCATCGTAGAAATCCATAGAATATGTAGACAATGAAGTCCCAGAAGATGGCTCTATCCCTAGATAGTAGGATGTACCAGCTTTTAATGATATATCCGATCCGAATGTACCTATTATCTTTGTAGGGTTTGCTGTTCCTCCACCAGTTGTAGCATCAAATGATGCAGACCCCAGAACACTGACACCATCGCTGTCATATAGCTTCATAACTCCTGCGCCATCAAAATCAATATGCGCCCAAAATCCGCTAACAGTACACGCAAATGAAGGAGTTATTTTGTTTCCGACTACATCAGGTGTGCTGGTGTTATTAAACGTGATAGATGTAAAAGAATTTACAGGAAGAAGGCCATCATGGAAAACATATCCTGCGTTTTGATAATAAATATAAATAACTGGTGCATTTGCTATGGCTGCTGGCGTTCCGCTATTATTCCTTATACAAGTAGGAAACCCCTGACCCTTATTAAATCCTGCAAACGAACCTAAACCGCCTGAAAATGTGGCGTTCATTGCCACCTTTACAGCCAAAATATCACCTCTATTTACGTTTGCTGCCGCAGTAAGTGTTACTTCAAACCACGTATTGTCATCAGAAGACAATACAGATTGCACGAAGTTTGTATTTGTTCCCCACAGTGTACCAGACGGGAAGCCTGTAGCCGCATCAACAGTTTCGATACGCACGTCATAGCTTCCTGCGCTTGTATTCCCCGTTCTAAACCCAATTTTGGTAATGCTATCTGTTACAGGGGAAGAAAAAATATATGAATTGTAATAACCAGACGTGGAAAGCGATATACTCCCAACAGATGGGAAGCTAGCATTATTAAACCAGTCACTGGACGGGTAATGCATCGGAGTTGGAAGACGAACAAGCGCCATCTACTTCCCCAATGCTGTCATATACGTGTCGTGTGCGATAAGAACCATTTTAGTCTCCTTTAAATTCTAGGGTCCATCCAACCCTGTGTAATGATGCCAATTCGATCCAGTGCGCCGGACGTGCCAATACGACTTCTCACCTGCGCAGAGGTGTTTGTCCAAACGTCAACCGGGTTGAAATTCCAAGACGTTCCGGTGTCACATCCGTGAAAGTTTGCTTGTCCGGTTAGTGACGCGGTGTTGAATACCTGTGGCGCAAGATCGGTTTGGTCAAGGCTAGATACATATCCGGCTACAGAGCCTGTCGTGCCTGAATAAATGCCGCAGTTCACACGCGCCCGAAGCTTTACACCTGTTGGCAGCGTCAGAGTACGAGTAACGGCAGACGTGCCGGGGTTTTGCGCGGCAACGTCAACAACCGGAGCCGTCCATTCAAAGTAGTTACCGTATTGCGTGAACGCTTTAATTGCTCCGCCAGTTCTTACGATCGAGCCAATACACTTCTTCTTCGTATACGCTGCGTTCAGAGTTGGATCTGACGCGGAGGTGCTAAACGTTACGTCTGATACATCGGTGTCAGGTCGTTTAATTGCCCATACGTGGTATGTGGTATTCGCAATCGCGCCTGTATCCAATCCGCCTTGGTTTGTACCAACAGCCCATGCGGCATCAAGACGCTTGGTGATAGCAGACAAGCTGATAACTGTCGTGCCGTCATCAGACACACACGCACCCGCAGCGATATCGATATCGTTCGTTGCATCAGATACGTGGTTTGAAAGCGTCAGGCCGTATAGAACGCGGTCTGAGTTAAATGATGCTGCGATATTATTATAAGCCCCAGCAGCACTAGATGCCCCTGTGCCGCCGTCTGCAAGAGCAAGGTCTGTTATCCCAGATATTGCCCCGCCTGTAATAGCTACAGAACTAGCAGTCTGAGTCGCCATCGTGCCAAGCTCAAGAACGGAGCGTGCGAGGGCTGGCGTTGCTGTTGCGGCCAAGTCTTCGCCAGTTGCTCCAAATGTTGTGCCGGTTGACGTAGCCCCAGCAGAAGCAGTTGGGTTTCCAAGAGAGTCAAAAGCAAGGAACATGTTTGCTCGATCTGCGACCAAGGGAAGCTCAATCGATGTCGTTGGGTCATCCTCGCGCAGCTTGAGACTTCTCACGCTTTCATCAGCAAGCTGCTGAGTCTGCATAGCAAGCAAATCAAATTGCTTTTCTGTAACGTCCGAAGGATTACCGTCAAAGTTCTCAAAGTCAGTGTCCTGTGTGTACCCAACAACACGCCTGATCAGGATTGAAACATCAGCAGAAGGTGCAGGGGTAAACGTGACGGTGCCTCCGCTTTCTGACCCCGCCCCAGTAACAACATAACCAGAAGACTGCAACACACCATCAAAATAGACTTTTATATGGTCTTCATCATAGAAGATGTAGGGAAAGGCAAAAGCAGTTGTGACGCCATTACCAGTATAATTCACCCTGTTTGTTGCTGATGGGACAGTCATTATCTATCACCATTACCGTATTGAACAACGAACGTGGCAGCACCCGCGAGAGAGTCAACGGCGAACGTGGTATGTGCCTTCTCTTTACGCAGGAATCTTGTTGTGCCAGCCGCTATAATTGTGGTAGCAAGGGCTGTATCGTTTGACGCTGGATGCCCAACAGTTACACCAGCAATACCGGTCTTGAACGCAATGCTGTCAGTGGCATGAAGATTGGTAAACGCCACCATTTCATACTCATCAAAGTCGGGCAACTTAGCCACATCAATAGCAGTGCCGCCTGTTGTCGTGTTTGCTGTCCCATAATATGTAAATGAATTAGCGTTGAATACTTGGTCTGACATAGCCTTCTCCTGTGGTTAGAATTTTAACATACACGACCTACTTGAACAACATTGTTTCACTAGGCCGTAAGAACATATACTCCTGCCCTTTCTCGTCACGAAGCCGCTGCTCAGAACGAGAAAGCATACCGGGCGATATCGCCTCTTGCATTTGGTTTAGGATCAAATAATCTAGTCCGGCTTTTAGCGGAGGAATATTAGCGAATGGGATATTGCTCATACCGGCTCGCGCAAGGATATCCCCGCCCTTCTCATAATCGCCCATCATTAGATACCCAACACCCTTTGAAACCGACTCAACATCTCCGTATGTCGGCCCCATGAACTTCCCAATCGGAGAGTTTCCATATTTATCTTGAAGCATATTGTATAGGAAATCGCCGTAAACACCACCACCACCACCACGGAAGAAACTTTCCATGACAATAGCCCGATCTCTTTGTGGGTCGCCGGTGAAAACTCTAGGCTCTCGGCCCTTCCTTAAGTCCGTTACTGTCAACTGAACGTATCCGGCAAACAATGAAACCATCATGAACGCGCTTAAGTTCATGACCTTTGCATGGAATGGTGACTTTGAATAAATCTCCCTACCATAGACCCTCTGTATCAGGGCCATGGGGAATTGCTTAAACTGCCAGAATGACTTCCTTATAGCCCCCATAGTGGTCCCGGCCTGATCCCCTCCAAACATCATTGCCCTCAACCTTGCATCAGCCGCAAAGACTGAGTAACCCTGCTGGTCTTGAAACATGCTTCTCGTCCGATCAATTAGCTCCTGCAATGCTCGCTGTCTGTTGTAGGGATTGTCCTTTATACCCTTAGACGACATGTAACCGGCAATGACTTTTTCCGGTAGGTCTGAAATACCTTCGATGTCGATAACGTCAATATCGTTATATTTCTTTAATGACTGTCGCATAATATCCCAATCAACAGCATCAATACCGTGAGTGTTGAAAAGGGTTTTGTAGGTGCTCTTTAAATCATCAAAAGACTTGCTAGAGTTTTTACCTATCCTTGTGGCCAAGCCCAATGCTGCCGTTGCCCTTGCACGAGTATCAACAAAGTACTGGCCGTTCCAAAAGAAGAATTGGTTTTCAATATTTTGAATGCTTCTTTGTGCTTTTGTAATGGATGCTGTTTCAGTTCCAAACCTATGAGGAAGCGTCCCGATTAAGAAGTCGTTTGTAACCGCCATATCAGCAAGAAGCTCTTGGACCTCTGGGTCATTAAGGTTCCTGAACAGACCGGATGTATATTCACCATACCCCTCAAACAACCCCCATATACTTTTATTCATCCGCATAACATTGTATGCGTGCATAGAACTGTCGCCGATAACAGATGTCATAGCTGACGGCCCAAGAGATGATGTTCTTTGAACAGACAGTAGCAGGCTTTCAAGTGTCGCCGCTGTATGATTCCCCGGTATCTGTGTACGACCCGTAAGAACAGGAATTACGTTTTTCTTTATGCTCTTAACAGCTTGTGTGAACTTCTCTGTTGTAGCGTCGTTTACAGAAAGGCCCGACTTGTTCCTGTCGTTCGTATATCTCTCGACAACTTTATCCAGATTCATCTCTGGATTGGGGCCTAGTCGCTTCATCATTCCAATGCTACGTCCACGAGATTCAGCGGATGAGATGATAGAACGCAGAAGATTCTGTTCTCCCCACTTTACCCCATAGTCAAACTCGTCAGCAGCAGACTTGAAATGAAACACCCTGTTCTTTGACATGCGCTTGGCAACTGATGAATACCCCTTAAACCCCTTACCCGGCCCTTCTGATATATCCATCGTAATATGAGCGCCGGACGCAAACTCATTAGCCTGCTTCTCTAGCAACTTAATCTTGTCAGCGTCATTAATGCCGGGGAATGATCTATCCCAATCGACACGCTGCATCATCCAGTCAACCCAGCCCTTTTTATCCTGCCTGACTTTAAACATGTCATGATGGCGAGATACAACAAAGCCATCGAGTTCACCTATTACTGCCCCTGCTTTGTTTGCGTCTGATCTAATCATTTTGTTGACATCATCGTAGGCACGCGCAAGGGCAATGGATGTGTTTGAGAAACCAGATATGTCCTTGCCATTATGCAAGGCATCCATAACCTCGAATACCTCTCTATCAAACTTACCGGACTTAGCTTCTTGCATTAAATCTAATGCTGTAAGCTTTGATCTAAGTACGTTTTTGTACCTGTTCTGCTGGACCTCAATGGAAACAGCGACACTTCTCCTAGCCCCAATTTCCTCTCTCTGGCTTCCAACTAGATATGAATACAATCCTTCTGCTGGGTTGTCTGCCCAATTCGTACTGATGTAATCATACATCTCATATTGTGCGGACCTATTCAGATAAGCATTGCGCTTCTCGATCTTAGCGGCGACTTCAACCATCTTTTGGTAGTCATCCAGAGCGACCATAACAGCCTCGTTCACGTCGCTAATATCGGAGTTCAACTGGGCCTTACGAATAAGGCGGTCGATATCCTTCTTGACTTGCTCTTTCTCACCGGCAGTCAGCTTACCTAGATTAACTTCGCAGAAACCTTCACTAGCCATAACTACCTCAACAAACAACGGGCATAATTTTTAGCCGAGTCCACTATACCAGACATATCAAATTCAGCGTCATCAATATCACCAAAGTCAACGTCTTTTAGTAACTCCTCATATTCCTTATTTGCTTCTTTAAGGAAAGCGATTTCCTCATCCAGCTCAGCAGAACGGGAGTCGATATTATCCGGCTTGATTTCAGCTAACTGACGATCTATTTCAGCAGCAGCATTAGATGCTTTTACGATCTCGCTTGTATCTCTGCCGCGAGAGAACTCGTCTGATGCCTTGATATAATTCAACGCTTCTTCGTTCTTTGCTGCAACTGTGCGGCGCATCACAGCATCATTCACGCCTGCTCTTAGTGTATCCAATTCCGCTTGAGCAGCCGCAGGGTCGAACGCATCACGCTGCTCATACGCCTTCTGCAAACGACCATCGTACTTGGCGTTTAACTCATCAGCTTGCTTTTGCAGCTTCTTAACACCACGCGCATTAGTCTTTACTGATAATTCTTCTTGTAGTTTTGTATAGGCTACATAATCGTTCGCTTCATCTAGGAACTCTTTACCCCATCTTTTACCAATATAGCCAAGACGTTTTTCTTTTACAGCCTGATCTGCTTCGTTCTCAACCTTCATGAACTGAGCATCGTTATAATCATTTAAGGCGTGCTCATAGGCGTTCAGCTTTTTGCCTTTTGCAAGGTCTGCCTCTAGTTGACTTATTTTCACGTTGCTGTTTTCTATAACAGATTGAATGTCATCCAGAGCCTTGCGTGTTGGCAATGTGAAGGCACGCCCTGAACTGGCAGCGGCCCTCAATTCAGGTATTGTATTAATCTGGTTAATGTCATAGAGAAGATGTTTCCGAGTTGCTGCGTTGATAATGTCTGTTGCGTCAACCATTCCATCACGGGCGAGGCGTTGAGAAACTGCTTGCAGTACTTGAGCTTTTGTTTCCATCGGCAGGCTCTTTATAGCAAAAGCGTCCATTCCAAACTTATCAGCTATCGCGCCGACCCCGGATGATATTGAGCCGCCAAAGCCTGCCCCAAACGCAATGTTCATAAATGAGTTATAAGCGCCGTAATCGTCACCAAGAGACTGCGCTGCTATATAATTAAGAGGCTCTATGATTGCCGCACCAAATGCGCCCTCAGCAGCCCCAACTCCGGCACGAACCCCTGCGCGTCCTAATGGAGAGGCCGCAGCCTTAACCATATTCGCGTATCTTGTCGGTCCAACGACTGGAATAAATGCGGTCGCGGCGTTGATAGGATCAACCACCTGCACAGCCAAACTACTCCCAACCCCAAGGACAGAAGAAACAGCGCCATCAGGTTTGCGTTCAGCAACCTGCTGATATTCTGCTCTCTGCTTTTGACGGAACAGGTTGTAATAAAAGGCGTCAGCATCAATCCCATCGTCAGGAACCTTTACTAAAACACCCTCTTTCTCGGATATTTCATCAGCCTCTTGCTTCGTGAATTTCAATCCACCGTCACTAGGCTTGTATATACTTTCAATCCCGAACGTCAGCGGAGAGTCCATCCCGCTGATTTTCATCATAGAGTCAACATACGCACCAGTCGTTGCTGGCGTGTCATAAATTGTAGAGTAATTATCCTGAGATGGAGCGCCAAAGATTGTGAGGTTTGGCATTACTGCCTCTCTTTCGCTTCTTCATTAAACGACTTAAACCCAGTCGATGGTCTGCTTTCAACAATAGGATTCTCGGCCAAATCAATGTCGTATTGCATATATTTATATTGAAGGCGATTGCCGAATTTATCGTACACGGGGTTGCCGTTACTACCGGACCACACCGCTTGGATGCCAGACCCATCAGGCATATTGCGCCATTCAATAACAGCAGCAGGGTTAGACAATATATCTTGTTTAGAGAATTGATTTGTAAGTTCTGGCATCTCTATCAGGTCTTTTGATATGAAGTCTGATGCGGATTGGTTTGCTCTATTAACGATGTCTGACACAGATTTGTATGCGGCAGGAACAATAATCGACCCGTCTGATTTCATGTCACTATAGACAACATCGGCAGCAGCCTTTTCGGGTTTTCTTACATTGTTTCTTTTATAGTATTTGTAAAGAGCTTCGTAAGATTCTCTACGCTCCTGATTCTCTTGCACCATATCTTGTGACGTCATTGCGCTAATAACGTCTGAATATCCTTGCGGGGGTGGAATGTCCTTGTCCTTAAGGTCGTATGGTTTGGGATCGGTATTAATAGCGCTTACGGCTTTTATAATATCGAGAGCCTTATTCCTGTCTCCGCCGTTCATCGCTATTCTAGCAACCATTGTCGCAGGCATGACATTCTTATCAACGGCCACAAGTTGTTGCATAACCGGGCCTATGCGCTTGCCATATGTTTGGGTCATTTGAGCAATTTGCTGCTCTACTTCCTTGACGCCGTTTTCTTTAAGAATCGACTTTTTTAAGTTACCAACAATGTTGTTTGCTTCGTCAGCAGTTAGGTAATTAATTGGGCCTTTATATCCAACATCATAGAAATAATTGTCCATAGAGGCATAGTACTTCTCGCGGTTCTCGTCTGTCGGATTTGCGGAGTATGCTTCTGATGCGAGGATAACGCTATCACTGTTGTTGTTAGCAAAAAATGCAGGGTCTTTTGCCATCATCTCGTCGCGCTGTTTTCTGGCACTGACCAAGACAGCGATGTCTGTTGCGATCTGCTTTTGCTTGTCAGGAGAAGCTTCGTTTTTCAGTGAGAAATTTAATGCATCTACGGTTTTATTAAATGTCTCTTGGGATTGATTAACTGCCTTGCGCTGGATATTCAAAGACTGAATCTGCGCAATCTTTGTTGATATTTCTTGGCGCACTTTCTCATCAGAGATGTTGGGAATGGCATCGAATGACTCTGTTAATGCCCCCGGATTAAGCATCCCCACTGAAGCCATCTCATAAGCCGCCGTCAGGTTCGTTTGGACCGCTGATATAGCTTCCCTTTCAATCGTGTTCTTTTTATCAACATACATATTTCCGATTGTTAGAGCACCCTGATCCGTAGCAAACCCGCTATTCATATACTCCTGATTGTACGCCTCAGCCTGCGATGGTGTTTCCGCCATCATAATCTTCTTTTGTACTGAAACCTGCTTTATCTTCTCAAGGCTTTCTTTTACTAATTCAGCATCAGGAATCGACGATATGGTTTGCGCCGCAAGATATTCTTGTGCCTCGACCTCCTCTGGGGTTGAAGCTGTGGCCATGCCGTTGAGGTATGTCGCTAGCATTCCGTCATAATTTTTCTTAATACCTTCCGCACGTTTACGCGCCTCAAAGTCCATTAAGCTTCCAATCATCGAGGTCTGGCGCTCTATAAGCCTGATACGAGTTTCTTCTGACATGCGGCGGTTTGGTATCGTAGCCGCGAGTTCATCAGATGCTTTGCCGTAATCCTTCTGGAACATCTCTGTCATGCCGGACGCACTCATGCGCCCTTCCTCTACTGCCTGACGACGATTATTAATCTCTATAACCCACTGTTGATCAAACTCAGCCATCTTGCGTGCGATAACTAGTTTATCTTCAATCTCTTGTACTTGGGCTAAACGATCACCTTCTTGCTGGAACAACTTGCTGGATTCATCAGCGGCACGTGCAATATTCTCTAGGCCGCGTGTGTCTGCGAAGTCTTGGGCGTTTGACCTATTAACCGGCAACGGTCTTTGCGAGGAATAGTTTTCAATAACAGCCATGTCTTACCTTGTCCTGAATGGATCGCCGTTAGACCATCTTTCGGCACCTGACGAATATTGATTTATACCTTTAGTGACTGATCCTGCCAAGGTCGATACACCCGTTAATAGATTGGATGCCGTTGAAAGTTTGGCCGTTTTCTTAATTCCAGAAACCCTGCTTTTTGCTAGCTGACTATTCAACTCAGTGCCGGTGCGCAGCCCGAGAATATCAAGCTCTGATTGGTAGGCTGTATCTGCCATGATGTCCAATATGTTTCCGCCCTGCCCACGACCCTGCGCCCCACCAGCGGCCTTCTGCGCTCCGGCACGGAGATACTGTTCCCTTCGTGCTGCCGACTCCTGCTGTGCAGAGGACAGTCGCTCCACGGCACTATTGTACTTTGTTGACTCTATCTCGGCTGCGTACCCTTGCTGCTGTGCAGCGTTCTGGGTAAACGAGGACATCAGACTCATGGCTGTGCCGATACCGGAGACAATAGTACTAAGCGTTCCTGCTGTTGCCGCAGAAGCGCCCAAGCTTGTTAAGAGAGGAACTGCTACTTTTCCCATTACGGCTGCACCTTCACTGTTGGCATAATTGCTACAACACAAGCCGGGAAAACCGAGTCGCTCTCAAACCGCATCTGCCCGTCCCTTCCTGACCCACCCGGCCATACAATAGTATCCGTGTCCCCGCTGAATAACGGGGTAGCTTCATCATACACTTGTCCTTGCTCAAAGTCATGCTCGGTCAAGCTTGTTGAACTAGGTTCACCATATTTTAATCCAAGGGTGTTGAGTAGGCGAATAACAAAACTCGATATCCGCTTTTCCTTCCCCTGCGCCGTGTCGTATTGGTTGGTTGAGTTCTCGAAACGCTGAGTCACTATTTTCCAAGTATAAGCTAGCCCAATTTGGATAACGCTACCGGTGCGGGAGTTCGCAAGGGTGATCTCTCCACTCGTTACTGTCAGGTCCGGGTGCGACCTTCCATCAACCATCACTTTGACAGTCTGCCCCTCAAGATGGCTCAATCCTGTCACCGTAGCCGTTGCCACTCCATCATAGGTATAACGACTATCAACACAACCAGAATCCTCTACATCCTGATCGTCCTCATAATACTGCCGCATATATTCGATATACCGCTTCGTGCCGCCGTTGATCCTGCGGCGCACAATAAGCCACAACTCATCACGGCTTCCATCAGGGGCAGCTATGCAGGAGATAGCTTCAACCACAGCATTAGTACCGTCTGCATCAGATACACCACCAATAATATGACGGTGCCATGCATAAACATCCTGATCCGGGTAATGAGTCATACCAACCAATATGCCATCGCCACGAACGCACCAGATCACATTCACTGGTTCTTGTTGGTAAGCCATTGAGGTTATCTGTGTGCGGGTAATATGCTCAGAGGCTAACGTCAGGTCTTTAGGACTAAGGCTATCCTTCTCAAAAGAATAGACAATATCGAACAGTCTGCGGCGTGCTGTTTGGCAGAACGTCGTGCCATCAACGGTACGGACGGGCTGGATATAGGCACTGCCAGTACCAGAGAACAAGGAAGCTGTAGCATTACTCGGCGTAATAGCGTCACCTAATGAGTTACTTCTTACGACAAATTCCTCTTTAACTGTCATGACCAGCAACCCACGCAAGTCAGAAGCCATACCTACAATCGGGTTGACTTGTCCAGATGGCACGCTGCCTGTGATAGCGTTGTCGTCTGCTACAGTCCCGGCTGCGTTGGTTGGCTGGAAAATAACGGCGGTACTAGAATAACCTGCTGTCTTGGTAAGGTCATAGCGGTCTGGGTTGGCAGTCGATCCAGCGTAAGCCAACCTATCTTGGAAGAACGTAATAGCTCGTGGATAGCCTGTCGTCGCGCTATACACACCTAGCCGCCAATTAACCGTCGCTGTACCAGCAGAAGCATTAGCACCACGTATCAAGGCAGTCACCACAGTCGCGCTGGTATAGGCTGTAATCTCAAGCCATGTCCAGTTGTTAGCCCCATCCTTCCAACGTATCAGGCGACCTACATCAGTTGAAGCGAATAGGCTGGCTGAGGCTGTAACCGTAACAGAGCCGCTTGTACCAGACAGGGTAAGCGTTGTGGCCGTTGCGTTAATATCCAGATAAGGCCCATCCTCGAAGTCAAGCTCAGAGAGTGTCCATGAAACATCAGATACGCGGGTCAATACACGCGGCGAATAGTCCTCATGGACAAGATAAAGAACGTCGCCTGACTGCGCGAACTGGATACGGAAAAGACCGTTAGCGTCGAACAGGTCTGCCTGCACGTATGGCGTAGCAATCTCAACGGATAAATAAGCATGGTCTTTATAGAACCTAAAATATTGGTCGCCTACCTCGATCTGGTACGACTGGTCATCGCTAAATTCAAAGCGAATAAGGTGTGTGCGGTTTGCACTGTTCTTTACTTCTTTTACAAAAACAGTGGGACCACGACGCATTGCCGGGCCTTGCTTTAATGCAATCATGTTCTGTAAAGTCTTAGTGGAGAAGGCGCGTTTCTGTAGATCGACCGCGCCATCCAGAAGGTCGCTAAACTCGCCAGCATTAAAAGCCGTTTGTATTGGCATTATAACCTCGATAGCAGCCAGTCGTCATTATCCAACTCAACCGGTCTGTTTTCAATCGCATTTGTAGCCATTGCACGCTGCATAACCCCCGCCATTTGTGACATTAGGTTCGCCTTCAAATTATCATCATCGGCAATCCGATCACTCGCTTCAATAGCTAATTGCTGTGATAAAAACTCAACGAACACAGGTGGGAACAAAGATGTGTCTGTGATGTTCGCTACGTACTTGATATACAAAACACTCTCGCCATCACACAGTATCTTACGCCCCTCAACCCTGAACTCAATATCGTCTTTAACTTCAAGAAGTTGCAGGCAGTCTGTTGGCAAGGTGAAGGCATAATCAAAGCCCCATGATGGAGCGTTTGCATCGGGGGCTAGGTCGGTGCGCTTAATAGAGAAATTCCACGGGTACGTCTGCAAACACGTTTGCAAGACGCTGTTATAAATTTGGTTAAGAGTAACCGCAGGAGCAGAAGAATCTGTCTCGATATTAGAAACACGAGGTTGGCCAAGTTTGATTAAAGCGCGGTTTGCTATCTCTGTTTTACTTGCCATATTATCCTCTAGTCAATGAAGGGGTGACAGCCTAAACCGTCACCCCGGATTGATTATTCAGTGTATTGAACTTCAACATAGACGGTGGCTGTCGCGCCGGTGCCAGTGTCGGTTGTCAGGCCAATATACAGATCGCCATAAGCAGGGCGTGCGCTGAGGTTGGAACGCTCCCAAAGAGGTTGCAGGGCATCAGCAATCAGCGTAGCACCAGCCTCATAGGTTACGTCTGTCAGAGCAACTGCACCAGAACCCAGAGCGATAGCACTTGCAAAGCAGTCGTCGTCAACTGCGGTGTAAGTACCGTCTGCGTTCTTTTTGTAGGTGCCAATGTCAACCGTACCGGATGTCAAATCGTCGCAGGCGAAGTACACGCGGTGTACTACTGCGTCGATTGGCAAGCGGAACAGGATAACATTGTCGCCGTTGTCTGTGTTGGGGATTTCGAAAGCGTCCTTAGCGATCTTGACAACGCCGCCATGAAGGCGAGCATTAACAACATCAGGTGGGGTGCTGTCGAAGTCAGTGATGTGAGTACCTTTATAAGTCGTCATGATTTAGATTCCTTTCTACTCAGCACACTTTATCTCCACACATTTGGCTTCTTCCAAACGTGTGAAACCAAGCATCATTGACGCTTCCACATAGGCGGGATTGCCTTGCAGATCAGGGCGGTTGCGGATGTTACCAGAAATTTCTTTCCAGCTACCACGGCCCATGCCCGACGGAACCCAGACCGGCAAACGACGGTAGGAGTTAGTATCGGTCGGAATACGGTTTGAGATGATGAAGTTCATGCCCAAGAAGCGTTGAACCTTACCATCAACCAGAACCGGGCGGTCGTTGAAGTCCGTGCTGATAACCTGTGTCAGAGCCAGTAGATCATCATGCTGCTTCGGAGATACTGCGACATGGATCGACTCCATATCGAGGTCAACGTCAGCCTCAAGCAGAACTTTCTTAGCCGCACGCAGTTTTTCCACGTTCAGACCCGTTGCAGAACCAACGCCGGTTGTAACAGCGATCTGGTTGCCTGACAGGAACGAAGTGGTCGATCCACCTGTTTCGCCCGTGTTTGCTGTACCAAAAAACGCAGCATAGAACATATCGTCTTGCTTACGGTTCATAGCAGCAACAGCAGACTGAACATAAGCGCCTTGTGGTGCGATGTTAGTTTGCAGCAGGTCGATGTCGTCAACTACACGTCCCCAGTCGTACATCGTCGGATATACCCAGCGGCCAGTGTGTTCAACGTCGATATTGACGGCAGGCTGTGCGCGGGTTGTACGCTCACGAGCTTCTGTTTCGTCAATTTGGGAGAGCATACGAAAAGCCTTACTTCCCGCAGCGGTTTGTGAAAGTGCCAGATTGGCAACCTTCGCCATTTTTTGTTGGGACAGAAGTTCGAGGTTTGTCGAATACTCCTGCACCCGTAGTGCATCAATGTCAGCCATTATGGCCTCCGTTGTTAAGGTTGAGAAACATTAAACAACGGATTTGCTTATCTCAGTATTGAGGGCGCATCCTACGCATTAACGTGAGCGTCACGCTTTTTTATCGGGGAAGGTACGCCCAACTTGTCCGATGCGATGATTATATCAGCTATGCAAAAGCTAATCAACAGGGTTGCTGAAAATGCTCTTGACAACATCTTTGGCTTTTTCGATTTTCTTGTTCAGATCATCGAGTTCGGTTTGCCTTTTCCCTAACTCTAGCTTGGTCGCAGCCAAGTCGCTCTTAGCCTGAACATGCTCTTTAAGCACAGCATCGCGCATGGATGTAGCGCCGACAACGATCTCAGTCGCTTTGTCCTTGGCTTTCTGTTCACGATCTAGTGCGTCCTTCCTAGCCTTAGCTTTAGCCTCCGCCGCCTCTTTCTTAGTCGCTTCTAACTCAGCCTTGGCATTAGCGATGTCGGAGGCCGTTTGCTCTTTCTCTTTTTTTAGCTTTAATAGGTAGCTTTTGTTCTCGGAAATGGTTGTGGTTACAGCGTCAAACTCCTGCATAACCTCTGCAATGCGTTGCAATGGTTCAAACATCTTTTGCAACTTATTGATGTCATTCCTCAGATTGTCTGTGTTCATCATCCCCTCTTACTTACCAACGCATAATTCACGCTAGTTGTTTCATCACCGCCAGAATTTCTAACCCTTACATAATATGCGTTCGGGTAGAGGACGGGAAGGTAGGTAGGGAACCCCGATGTGTACGAACATGAGTTGCCCTTATGATCGTCAACCACTTTCCACGCGGCGTTGTTTGGATCGGTTAAGGCTCGGTCATCGTGAGTGCCTTCTATAATAGCAGTTGCGCCACCGAGTGTACCCCATACATCAAGAGTTTTATCTGAATGATTGGGGATCGTGATGGGAAGCCCAACATCGTCTGCCGGGACTTCTAGCCACTTACTTGTCACCGCGCCATTTAAACCACTAGCGTTATGTTGACATTCAACTGGCATATTAGCCCTCCGCGATCATCTTGTTAAGGCGCTGCATCTTGTCGTAGTCCGGCCCAACGCCTTTGTTGTAATTGGCAAGGCGGTTAGGATCGGCACGCAGCTCAGACATTAATCCGTTGCGGTCATGCGTGGCTTGCTCTTTGGTGTAACCAAACTTACGGTCATTCCCGCCGTTGTCCTCATGGAACGTGTCCTCAGCCATCTTATCGGCAATATTAGCAAACAGTTTAGCCGTGATACCTACACCAAGCGTTTGTTCCAGTGCCCCAGCAAGCTGCTCTTTATCAACGCCTTCTGGCAGGAACGAACGGAAAGCGCGGCGTGCTAACTCAACACGCTCATCAAATTTAGCGCCCCACTCTTTCTTGAGTGACGCCTCTTGCAATGCGCGTTCTTGAGATAGTGCGTTCTCTGACTCGCCAACTGTACCAGCCATGTCCTCGAAATAAGCATTGAACAGGGTGTCACGTTGGCCTTTAGTCAGACCAGCCTTATGTGCCAACTGATCCCATTGCGACATCTTAGCGTCATCAAGGCCAATGCCATCAGGGATTTTAAGGCTGTCACGGCCATACTTATCGGGAGCTTCCGGGCGACCGAGGCGATTGAATAGTGTATCCCATGCGGCTGGATCGTCTTGCTTCGGCATCTTGATAATCTGATCTGCCGGAACGCCGTGGAACTTTTCTAAGTTGCGATATGCGTCGATTGCCTTTAGCGGAGAGTCCCATCCTTTATTCTGGATAAATCCTACGGTGTCTGCGTCTGCTCCCTTAAACCAGTCACCTTGTCCTGCGTCGACGCCGGGGGCTTGCTGTTCTTCACTCATCGACGATATCCTCCTCTAGTTCTAAGACTTTGCTATAATCATAATTAAGGAAGTTCATAACCCGCATGAATACTTCCCGCCTACCTTCCATGCGTGCCATCTGCATAGCATCCGCATCGAAATTACTTCTTGTACCATTGCAAAAAACACGAAGATCGGCAAGGGCAATCTTGGACGCCTCGTGCAGTTCTCCATTATCACCGCGCATAATATGACGCCATGCCCATTCTTTACTGCGTATCAGATCACGGAATCTCATTGTGTCAAAGCCTCTGCTTGCGCCAAGTCCTTAACCGAGCCAGCAACAGCCGGTAATGCTTGTGCCATCATCTCAGCTTCCTGCTGTTGCTTACGACCTTCTTCCATCGCGGCCAACTGCTCCTTAGAGCGCATAATACGAATGGGGGCACCAGTCGCCCGAGCAATAAGCTTGCCATACTCTTTGAAGTCAATGATGTCAAATACGGTTGGATCGATTTGAGCTACTGGGATAAGCGCCTGAACTGTCTTCTCGGCACCAGCAGCTTCACCTGACATGCGGTAACGAGCCATTGGAGATGTGTATTTAACGCTGTAAGCACCACCGCGCTCACGAACAGAAGCTGGCATGGGGAATGGCCCATCGTCATCGAATTGACCGGCAGCAGCCATAGCATCAAGCTCACGTTCAACCAACTTGCCACAGAACTCATTCTCAAGACGTCCCCCAATCGGTGAAAGTAAATCACCCTTCTCTTGTTGTCTTGCCAGCACTTCAGTTGCGGTCATCTCAGGCGTTTCAATCAATATCTGAAACAAGTTGACGAGGAAAATATCGTTTATCATCCTGCGGCTTTGGTCAATCATGTCATTAGACATGTCGATCCGAGTGCCGGTCTGATATGGCTTAACAAGAGGATTACCAGCCATATCAAGCGTTCCGTAGTTCATAGCGTTAGGCTTGAGGTTGAACTTACGGATGCTGGCCTCGTTCGCTGCCAAGTTAGGTGGGTCGATGGCGAGATGACGGGCTTTAATGTCCGTCTTGCGAATCTGGTTAAGCATCTTAATCTCAGCCAGAGCGGTCATCGCTGGGCTGCGACCCATAACCTCGTTAGGGCTTGTCATGTATCGCGCAACAATGAACGGAAACTTGCGATACCCACCCGGCTTAGCAACCAGCATCTTATCTTCAACAGAGATATGATAGCTGCTGAACGCTTTGCCTCGTGCATCAATAGCGCCGTACACACGCTCACCATTAGGAAAAACAACATGCAAGAATTTAAACTTACGATTAGGCTCCTTATCCACGCACTTCAACATGCGCTCTGACAAGCTTGCCTCTCCAAACTTCTGCACTGCCTGCCGCGCTGTCAACTCATACTCGCGGTAGTCGCTGTCGATTATACCGTCACTGTTCTCTTGGAAATAGTGTTCTTTGATATGGCTAGACTTATATCGCAGCCATTGACCCGGACGATCCTCGGTGATCATAACACCGCAACCGAACGCACCCATTGAACTGAATGTCTCATTGACTTGGGGGGCGAAGTTACTGGTCGTGCCGTAACGCAGCTTGAATAGATAATTGCGAACAGACTCATACCAAAGCATTGCCTCATGGTCTTCAAGCAACTCTTCGTCTTCCGGCTCTAACCCATGCCAAAGCTGTCCACGAGGGACAACAAGCGACTCGACAATAGAGGCAAATCGATCAAGGGCTAAGGGGGCGGTAGAGTCGTATTGATATTGCGAACGCTTTTCTCCCGGTACACGGCGAGCATTAAAGAAGTCATCTAATCTTGGGACGACATATCGCGCCACTTCTTCGCAGTGAGCATGATAGGTTGCGAGATCAGCCTTAAGCCTCTCTTGCACGTCGATAAATTCTTGCGCGATGTTCGTCATTTAGCCTAGAGTTCCTTTGGTTGTCCCACTAGTCATAAATGACGATCTTTTATCACGCCTAATTTCTATAGCCGATGATGAGCCAGCGGTCCCTTTAGAAAGATTGTTACTTCTAATATATAGTTTATTTTTTACTTTTCTCCCGCCTGATGTCGTCACTTCATAATCTTCGGTTGTATAATTACCTTCGCCCCACTCCCTATTCGCACGCTGGTCAATAGTTTCTTTTAATGCGCCTGGAGTTCCTAAACCTTGTTGAGTCAGTCTCCCCCTTGTTGCCTGTCTAAGAACAGGAGTATCCATCATATAGTTGCCTTTGCCATACTTTTTATCAAGGTCGGCCAGTTGCTGTTGGGTTGGAGCGCCCAGTCCTCTTGCAATTTTACCCATAACTCAACCCCCTAAAAGTGAACGATTCTTATCATCGTCTGATAAAATAGTTGACGCCTTACCGCGCTGTTTCTTGCGCCGATATTCCTCGTCCATCTTGGCCTGCAACTCATCAGCCTTAGCCTTAGCCTCAGCCTCATTAGCACGACGCTCGGCATCCAGCACTGCTTGCGATGTCTTCGGTTTCTTAGGTGAAAACTTGCCCACACTACATCTCCCTTATCAAGAAGCTGCTGTTTGGCATAATGGAGAACCCACAAGACTTAAACAGCATGTTATACGCACGCGCATTAACCCCGTTATCATCGAAGCCTGCCGTGCTGGTTGAATACATCAACCTAGCCCCCGCATTGTAACACGCATCAATAGATGCCTGCAATAGCCCCTTTGACAAAGAGCGTCGTCTATACTCAGGGTGCATGTAGAACAGAACCTCAATGGCAATAGGCTCAGCAGTCCATGAGGCATCGAGCGCCCAGATAGCAAACCCAACGATCCTATCGTCCTCACGACAAACAAGGATGGTATAGTCAGGGCTGTCGAGCATAGCCGTCAATGTCATAACAATACGCTCCGGACAAAGCGTCATGCCCTTAGAGGCGAAAGGACTCTCCTCAAAAAAGGATATACCAATTATGCCTAGCTCAGTAATATCATCAAGTGTCGCACGATCGATCACGCTATCCCCCTAAACATTGAACACATCATAGTCAGCATCGGCAAAAGCTGACCTCTCACCAAAGTCAACAAACTCACCCATCCGACCCTCATAGCCATCAGCCATTGTCATAAGAGCGTCTGCCGTGTGAGAGCTTGCGTCGTGCCTTGGGTCTTGTGACCACTGGCCCAGCTTATCGTCCCACTCGCGTCGATAGTCCTCAAGGCGTTTAACAGCCCCACCACACTTCTCCACATCAAAGTATGCGCGACTAATAATGGGTCGAACGCGCTCGATGCTAGCCTGTTTGTTCTTCGTCCTTGGCACGATCTTGATTGGTCTAATACCGATCTCTTGTGCCATCTCCTTGAGCATCTTGCCCGTTGAAAGCTGCTTGAATGCGCCGTCATGAGGCCAATGATGTGTGCCGTAAATATAAGGCCGCTCGCGTAAGACACGCGCCCATGTTGGAAGGCCACCGACGTCAGACCCCTCCCAGTAGTCGATGAACCTGTACTCCATACCCACATGCTGGAAGAACCAGATAGCGCAGGGATCACGGTTGCCCAAGTCCCAGAACGTATGCACCGGCTTGGTAGGCTCCCACGGCACGCGACACACGCGGCCTTCAGTCCTCGCACGCATCATCTCGGTGTAAAAGATGGCCCCTTCCATAGAGCCTTGGAATGACTCCTCTGGCGTAGAGGGGTACTCGCGGAACATACTGTCCCCTTGCTCCGCACGCTTCTTGATGTACCACGCCTTCTGCCCCGGTGTGAGTGTCACAGGCAGACTATCGAAGTACTTCGTGTCCTTCTCTGTCAACGACACATCAGCATCGAGCGTGTAACCCGGATGCTCGTACCAGGGGAAGAAGAAGAACTTAGGGTCCATGGGGGTGAGTGGCTGTCCTGCTAATGCACGCGCCCTTTGAACGATGTTATAGAACTCTCCCGACTGACCCTCAGCCGTACTCTCGATGATGATCTGCTGCCCGACATGTACCGTGTTAAGCGCCCCGGTTTTAATCTCTAGCGCCTTCTCTGGCTCGCGTACAGAGGTCTTACCGTACTCAGACACTAGCAACTTCTGGAACGTACCAGAACGCAGCGACGTCCCCACCGATATCGATGACCCGTTCGCAAACTCTAGAACCCTAGCCGTGTCCGATTTCGCTGGTATAAGCGCCCTCACCCATGGATCAAGCTCGTCATAGGCAAACCGTATCTTGTTCCTGAACAAGTCCTCCGCCGCCTCTCGTGCGTGCGCAATGATACCCGCGCTATGGTTCTCGTTCCACAAGCAGCTATCAAGGAAGTAAATCATGGTAAATGTGGTAAAACCAAGCTGGCGTGCCTTAAGCGTCACGTTGTAATAATGAAGGCCCCGGTATAACCTCTCCTGCGCCCAGTTCATTTTGAACCGTATCTTATTACCCTGAGCGTCTTTGATCTTATAAAGGTTATTAAGCCGCCAGTATGGATTAGAGAGGAGCGAGTCAAGCTCCTCTCTATCCGAAGTTATGGCGCTACCGCCACTCAATATTACGCTACCGTGGCGGAGAATGGCGTCGCCAGATCGCCACTACCAGACAGGTATGCGCGTACATGGAAGCGGTTGGTCGCAACGTCCTCAACCTCGATGTACTCGCCAATAGTGACTGAACCAGTCGTCGTCCTGTTGAGCGTGATCGTGTCGCTTGTACCAGCAACAGCAAAGAATGCCTCCGCGTTGTCCACCGTGTCCGTATCGCGCATGACAGCATAGCCCTCCATCGCATCAGATGCGTTGGCTACCTTAACGATGTGAGAGTTCGATGTCGCCAGTACCGATACACGGAAACGATAGATGTTGCCCGAGCCGGATGCTGCCGGAAGCGTTACCGTCGAACCAGCCGCCGTGTCCAGATTAATAACACGGCCAGCATGTGTATCCGCTGTCAAGGTCAAAGAAGACCCCGCAGCAACCGCCCCACCACCACTCAGGCGGCTCTCCCACCGACCAGCACTGGTGTCATACACAGGCGTGATGTCACGGCTTGTGTCCTCACCTGTGTATTGCGGTAACTCATTAACGTTCAAATAAGCCAAGTCATATTTATCAGCCATTACTATGCGCTCCTAAATAATACCCCATCAGGGGCTGTTGTCGCTCTCTACCACCTCGGCATCAAGCACAGGTAGATTATGCCCGACATGCACCCCGTTGTCCACCTCATCAAACCACTCAGGTCTCGGCAACCCCGTACTCGTCCCCTTCGCCTGAACACTCCGCACCACCGCCGCCAGATCAAGGCTGCCGCTATGCTCCACCTTATCCGCTACCTTCCCATCAACCCTCTCGTTCAACATCCCCAGTAACCGCACCAGATCACCACTCCCCATCTCATCCGCCGCTACCTTCTCCATCACCCGACGCGCAACAGCCTTACGCATCGCCAGCGCCATCTCCCGCGCATCCAACGCTAACTCAATCTCCGCAAACGGATCGGCCCCCGTGATCAACTCACCACGCGCCGCCTCCTCCCTCTTACGCCTCTCCTCCTCTAACTTATCCGCGTATGACATACTGCCTCCTTGCGAGGACATACTGCCTCCTCACCACGACATGACGATACTATCCGCTGCACCATCCCAAGACTGATATGTAAACGCTTACATACCTCTCGATATGACAACCCGGCATCCACCAAGGACATCACCTCAGCAGCCTCATCATCACTCCATGTCCTCTTACGTCCCATAACAATACAATACAATACGCCGTGATAAGAGTGTAGGGGGTGCATTTCGATACAGTTGCGAAAAATGGGAAAATTTGGGGGGAGGTGGGCTAAATAAGTCCCGCGTCGCCAATCCGCCCCCACCCCCCCCTGTTTGCGCATCGCCTAAAACGCATGGCAGGATTAAGGTAACGCGATACCTCACGCCTACACTTTCCACTGATTATATTAACCATGATGTGATATACCATATTACGACAATAGCGCATTCTATATATATCAATGGGTTAGGTTTCATCACGCCTCAAGCCATGCGGGAAACGCATATCACCGGCATTATCACGGTATCCTATTACCGCGCATAGCTGCCATGCGTTTATTGCATAGCTCGCGCGTCCGATTTTCAACGCCGTTTTAACCTTTTCGCACGCAATTCACCACAGGCAGCGAATTGACTAACCTATTGATTTTTCTAGCGACTGGTCATAATTCTTTTACCGCGCCGTTGAATGGCTAACCTATTGATTTGATTGCTCTTATTATATTTTGTAATGTATTGTAAAGATATAATAGGACAATCTGGTAGTAACTTTTAAAAAAAACCAAGAATAGCAAAAAGGGGATGAATGCGTGCGAATGCTTGCATTTCAGACACTTAGCGGCCATTCCTCATATTAACCTTTATCCTATTTTCTGGACATAACATTGATATTTTGTTACCTGCGCCCTTAGTGACAGAATGGCACGTCATAGCTCATACGCACGACCATGCAATAAACGCATACCTGATATGCTGATATAACATTGCGTGATAATCCGGACATGGTGCTATTCTGACACTATAAACATTAACAAGAGAGGCCACATGACCACAATTCTAACCATTCTATTCATCCCGTTTTTACCGCACACAATTAACCTGGTGGCTTGCGGGATATGGGCAACGCTGGCGGCATTGTGTGCCCTAGCATATATCGAGAGGACATAAACCATGCTTATCCAGTTACCTAATGACGCTATAGCAACGGGATATAAAGAGACCCGGCCCTTCCATCACGAACAAACCTTTAAATCTCCCTCATGTGATTTTGAGGGGACGGAAAGGGAGTTTGTAAAAGCTGGCCATGCTTATGAGTATGTCCAGATTGATAAATATACCCGCATAACAATCTAACCATAACCGAGGAGACTATATTATGACATATATCTATACACGCGAGACAACCAGCAGCATAGCGCACGCCCTGACAAACGACTCATATGCAAGCTGGCACGCTAACTATGCGGCGTGCGAGGCATTGGCGGAGTATCTGGAAGGGCTAGCCGAGGATATAGGGGAACCGATAGAGCTAGACACCGTGGCGATCCGTTGCGATTTTGCCATGTATCCCGAGGATGAATATGCAGACCTTGCGAGCGAGTATGACCGCGCGCCACAAGCTGGAGACTATGAGGATGAGGATGAGTTTAAAGAAGCCCTGTTAGACTGGTTGCGCGACGAGACAACGGTCATCGAGTATGGCGGCGGTATCATCATCCAGTCATTATAAGCCATACTTTAAGCCCCTGTCATACAGGCGGGGGCTTATGGATACGGCTGTCGTATCGTAACAATCGAGGAGAAGAAAAATGTCAGAATTTAGAGAATTAAGGTATCTCGATACATGCCTTTCGGGCTACTTCCAAGGTTTTTCAGGTCACGTGTATGCCGTGCCTGTATCCGCTGAGGATACATACAAGACCGTTCTTGAAGGTCTTATGCGTGCGGTACGCGACGAAGAGATTTACGGCTTTGAAGATAATTACGCGAAAATTGAGAACGATGTACGCGGATTTATACATCACGCGAGAGAAACCGGTAAACTTAATTCGCCATGGTCTAATTTTTTAGAGGATGGCGAAGAAAATTCTGAAACATGCTACGCATATTTTGGCGTCGTAATGGCCTAGTCCCCATATTCCAGCCCCCTTAACAGGGGGCTAGTCTTATGGCGATTTTGCCATGCAACGGCCCGGAATGGGCATAACCATACCAAGCCCCTTAGCAATAGGGGGCTTGTCTATGGCTAGGCAATTAAGCTGGTCATATAACCCATGGGGGATAGAATGTGCATTTACACACCCATTGCCATCAACGGCAGTGACATTGAATATTATGGCGATTGTGCCATGTAACGGCCCGGAATGGGCATAACTGAGAGGATGAACGATGAACGAGGCATTTAAAGCCGGATACGATGGCCTAAATAATCCCTATATATGGTCTAGCGATAATTGGCTATTGCATGAGGCTGGGAAGTCTTTTGAGAATAGGGGATATCCATTGCCTAACAAAGCATGGAAATCCCGTGGATATGCCGTTAGGGCTGAATCAAACACCAGTTATTATAAAATCGTTTTTACAGGTGACAAATTGGAATTTGTGACGGTGGAAAGAACATGATCAAAGACTTTAGGCAGCGTTACCGCATAACGCAGGATAAGCTCGCCTCAATGCTTGGTGTTCATATACGAACAATCAAACGCTGGGAGCATGATGGCATACCGGAAGGAATGGCCATCATAATACCCCTAGCTCTATCCGCTATAGAGGCTGCTATAAATAAGCCTAACGCATAACACAATATTATTATGTCATTCCCCGTAACAAGGGAGTGACATACCATATATTGTGACCCTGACCGCATATAAGCACTAAGGACTAGACCCGCGCACCGTGATCTGCATTTTTATGCTCACGGTGCTAATGTCATGTCTTGACTAAGGACTAGACCTCGCACATCATAGTCTGGCTATGTGCGGGAGAATCAAGAATGCAAGACCTATATGATGCCATGTCGGCGTGGGGACTAGACCCCAAAAGCTGGGACGATATCAGGCCGTCACCAGAACAGCGTTTAATCAAAGACAGTCGCGGCGAGCAAACAATCTATTATAGCCTGCTTATTGAGGGCGAGCGTGCCTATGCCACTTGGTATGATTGCCGCCGTGGTGAGGGTGATTATTGGTACACAGGCAAAGGGACTAGACGCGTCGATGCGGAATGGCTTGTGCGTGTGAAGGCGTTAGAAGCAGAAGCGGCGCGGAGTAAGGAGCAAGAGGCAGAAGCGGCGGCGATATCATGCCGTGCTGAATACGCTGGCCTGACACCGTGTATCACTCACCCCTATCTTGAGCGCAAAGGCGTGTCTGTAGTGGCTGGCTTAAAAGAGGATGGCGACGCGCTTGTCATGCCTCTGTGCAGCGTTGACGGGCAGATACACACCCTGCAACGGCTATACGCGAACGGCGACAAGCTGCTGTCTCCGGGCGGAAAAAAGAAAGGGCACTTCTTTCCAATCGGCCTTTCTAAATCAGAGGCACATAAGTTTATTTACATAGTAGAGGGGCTTTCGACTGGTCTGTCCGTGCGAGAGGCAACCGGATGCCCTGTTGTTGTGGCTGTTGATAAGGGGAACCTTGCACCTGTGTCAAAGGCGGTTAAGAAGCAATGGACAGGGTCAGAGATCGTGTTTGCTGCCGACAATGACCAGCGCGGATCAGGCGAGATCACGCGAGATGATAATCCGGGTGTCTGGTCGGCACAACAGGCGGCGGTTGACATTGGTGCGTCATTCGTTCTCTGGCCTGAGATGGCTGGAGAGGACTGGAACGATGCGTGGTGCCGTGATCCTGAGTATGTTAAGAATAAACTAGACCCTAACAAGTTACTGGTGAAAGCCAGTACGCCGGAGTTTGGTGGCGATCCCCTCCCCCGCCATAGCAAGCACGCTGCCGACTCCGGCGACATTATTTCCTATGGCGGCTATGATGCTGCCTATCAGTTTGAACCCTCACAACATGCTGTGGCGCTGAGGGCAGACGGTAATCCGAAATGGTTTGATGAGATGATATGGGTGAAGAAGCCGAACAAGGCGCTTCCAAGCCTGTTTGACATCGCGGATCACCATGACGGGAAGAGCCTTAATAACACAGTAACCTTCATTCGCAATGAGTATCGAGGCTTATTCGTACTCAATGAGTTTAGTGACGAGATCATCGTCAGAACATGCCCACCATGGCAGCGCGACCACGAGTTCAGAGTGCATCGCATCACTGACTATGACATCACGATGATGACGACAACACTTGAGCATTATGGGTTCAAGCCATCGACCGAGCGAACAAGGACAGCAGTTGAGGCGGTCGCTGCTATCGACCGTATCCACCCTGTTCGCCAGTATTTCAACAGCCTTGAGTGGGATGGCGTTAAACGACTTGAGAAGTGGCTTACATACTACTGTGGTGCAGAGTCTCAGCCTGCCGAGTACCTGTCCCGTGTCGGGACATGCTGGCTGGTTGCTGGTGTCAAGCGTGTGTTCGAGCCGGGGTGCGTGTTCCACAACATGCTGGTCCTTGAGGGTAAGCAGAACATCGGTAAAAGCAGGACGTTGCGTGAGTTGGCTACGTTTGGACGCGACATTGAGGAGGAGTATTACACTGATTCCATCCGTTTCGGCATGATCGACAAGCCCAGCGCCTTGCAGATATTGCAAGGTAAGCTCATCGTGGAGTTTGGCGAGCTTGCCGATATGGACAGTCACAGCGACGAGAGCTTGAAAGCATGGATCAGCCAGAACGCAGACGAGATGGTTAAGAAATGGGAGAAGTACGCGACCAAATACCCAAGACAATTCATCCTCGCGGGAACAACGAACAATGATAGCTGGCTGAAAGACCCGACTGGTAACAGACGATATTGGCCGGTTCGTTGTGAGGCTTTTGATATCGAAGCACTTAAGGCCGATAAAGAGCAGTTATGGGCAGAGGCTGTCTATCTATACAAACAGGGCTATCAGGTCACTATGCCCGATAGCGACCCGATATATAAGCTGGCAATCGCACAACAATCCATGCGCCTGATGTCTGACCCATGGGAGGATGTGCTTGAGTTTGGTACGAACAACAGGGAATGGGTTACATATGGCTTCCTGTACGATAACCTTGGCATACCGATCAAAGACCGCGATGTAGAGCGCGACAGACGGATAAGGCGGATCATGACCGGCCTAGGCTGGGTCTATAAGGTTGAGTATGCTTTGAGTAAGACCAAGAGCAAGGTCTGGGTGAGGGTGAAATGAAATCCCCGTATTCGCACCAATTCGCATTAGTATATCGCGCCATAATGGTGTATAACAAAGGGAGGGTGTTTTGACCACCCTCCGCCCATACCAACAAGACATGATCGACAAGTCTCGTCAGTGCTTGGCCAGAGTACCTTCTGTGCTTATGGTTCTCCAAACAGGCGGTGGAAAAACTCAAATTGCCAGCTTTATGGCGAAAAGCGCAACGCTTAAAGGCAAGCGCGTCATGTTCGCGTGCCACCGTGACTTCCTTATTGAACAAACAAGCAGGACTTTCCTCGACCACGGCATTAGGCACACGTTTATAGCTGCTGGCGAGAAGTATCATCCACAAGAGGGCGCATGTATCGCTTCGATTGATACACTCAAGAACAGAATTGGCCAATATGACGCCCCTGACCTTTTTATCTGTGATGAGGCTATCCACGCCGCTGCAAACGGCTGGTCTAACGTGATTAATCATTTCAGAAACAATGGAAGCCGCATCATAGGGCTTGCTGCTTGCCCACACAGAGGGGACGGCGTGGGTCTTGGTCGGTGGTTTGACGATATGGTGGTTGGCCCTTCTATGAGAGAGCTTATAGATATGGGATATTTATCTGACTATAAGATATACGCGCCAACAGGCATTAACCGGGGCGATCTCCATGTTAGAGCAGGGGAGTTCATTAAGACAGAGGCAGAGGGGATAATGAATAAGCCGCAGATCACTGGCTCTGCTATTGGAGAATATAAAAAGTTTGCGCTTGGTAAGCAAGGAATCGGCTTCTGTGTGTCTATAAAGCACTCGCAGGAGGTTGCCGAGGCATTTAGGGCTGACGGAATTAGCGCCGCCCACATAGGAAGCGACACTGATAAAGATGATCGTAGGCGCATGTTGTCTGAGTTCAGGCAGGGAAAGATTAAATTCTTGACCAGCGTAGATATATTCTCAGAAGGATTTGACCTTCCGGTTGTTGAATATGCCGCGCTTTTAAGACCCACGAAATCACTGAACACTTATAGACAGCAAATTGGTCGTATATTGCGTAAGGCAGATGGAAAAGACTTTGCTCGCATCGCAGACCACGCCTCTAACTTTGTGGAGCATGGCTTCCCTGACGACCATATCGAATGGACCTTAAAAGACCGTGATAAGCGAGAGGCCGGGGATCGTGGCGAGGTGGAGAAGAAAGCTAGAACGTGTCCGGGGTGTCATTATACTTCACGCCCAGTGCCAGTCTGCCCTAACTGCGGCTTCGTGCATCCGGTCGAGGCGCGAGAGGTCGAGGAGGTCGATGGGGAGTTGGTTGAGATTGAGAGACAGCAGGCGAAGAAGGCTGCGCGTATAGAGGTGGGAATGGCTAAGACCATCGCAGACCTTAATAAAATAGCTGAGGAGCGCGGATATAAGAAGGCGTGGGTATATAAGCAGATGCAGATAAAGGGGATACGAGCATGAGTGGTAGACAAATAGCAGCCTACACGGGGCCGGACGGGGTTAATGTGATAAAGTCATGGCTACAGGAGAACGACTATATCTCCGGTGAAGCAAGGATCAAACAGCGAGAGGACACAGTATGGGCAGAGGTGAGTTATGAGCAGGAAGCAGAGAGAAACAAACGTCTGGAAAACATTGCAACTTGAGCTTTCTCCGCTTGGGTTCAGGCTTTTCCGCAACCAGAGATACAAAGGCAAGACTGATAAGGGTATATGGATCGACTGTGGAGTTGGCGGAGACGGAGGTGCCGATCTTGTAGGTTATCGCATCCTTACTATAACGCCTGAGATGGTCGGCAGTATTGTCGCCCAATATGTAGAGCTAGAAGCTAAAACTGACACAGGGGTTGCCAGTAAAGAGCAGAAAATGAGGTCAGAGGTGCTGAATAAAAACGGTGCATTGGCGGTGATTGCAAAAAGTGTTGAAGATGTGAAAAAACGCTTGTAATGATCGTGATAAATTATCATACTGATAATAGCTATGGAGGCTAACATGACGATTAAATACCATAACGACCTTATTCAAGGGTCGGACGAATGGCTTTCTGCTCGTTGCGGTCTGCTCACTGCCAGCGAAATGAAGCTGATACTGACACCAACGCTCAAGGTTGCGAATAATGAGAAAACCAGAGCGCATGTATATGAGATTGCGGCGCAGCGTATTAATAAATATGTTGAGCCAGCTTATGTCAACGACGACATGCTGCGCGGGATGTCTGACGAGCCGGTTGCAAGGGCTTTGTACGAGCAACACTATGACCTTGTGGACACATGCGGGTTCATTACCAGCGACGATCATGGCTGCACGATAGGCTACTCACCTGATGGTCTTGTCGGAGATGATGGCCTGATCGAGATTAAATCTCGCAGACAGAAGGCTCAGTTGGAAACGATTGCGACTGATATAGTGCCGGATGAATATATGATGCAGCTTCAAACGGGGCTGATTATCACCGGGCGCGAGTGGATCGACTTTATATCCTATTGCGGCGGGATGCCAATGTATGTGAAGCGCGTATATCCTGACGATGAGATACAGGCAGCTATTAAAGAAGCGGCGGAATCATTCGAGAGCAAGGTGCAGAAGGTTATAGGCCAGTATAGCAATGTGGTGGCTGGATTGAAAGTGAAAACAACCCAAAGAACAACACAAGAGGAGAGCTACTTATGATTGACGATATGGCCCCGGTGCTTGCCCCTAAAAGCGACCAATGGAACGCTGATGATTTTCTTGTCGGTCCTCGGACCGTTACTATTCGTGATACTAAAATCACTGGCGAAAAAGGCTCAGAAAAGCTAGAGGTTTTTTTTCACGGCGACGAAGGCAAGCCGTGGAGAGCAAGCAAGAGTATGGCGAGACTTCTTTATGCAGTATGGGGTAGTAGAAACAATTACATTGGAAAGTCGTTGACTTTGTTTTGTGACCCATCCGTAACATTTGGCAACGAAACCCCCGGAGGAATAAGGGTTTCTCACATGAGCGATATTGGTCAATCTAGGACGGTACAACTAACAAAGACACGGGGGAAAAAGAAGCCATACACAGTGCAACCCTTGACTGTTGCGGCGGAGCGTGGGCTTGACGACCTTAAATCTGGGGCCAATCAGGCTGCATCTAATGGATCAGGCGCACTCACAGCATGGTGGGGAACACTGACGCCGAATGAGAAGAAAGTAATTAAGCCGCACATGGACGATTACAAAACCTTGGCGGCGACTAAAGACCAACCAACTGAATCACTGATAGGAGAGTAGAATGAAGAAGCTTAAAGACCTTGCTGTATCAACAGGAAGCTACACGAAGGATGGCGTAGAGAAAAAACGCTGGCGAACAGTAGGCGCGTTAATGGATGATGGTAAGGGTGGTCAGTTCATATTCCTTGACCGCGCTTTTAATCCTGCTGGCGTACCAGCGAAGGATGGTAGCGAGTCAATCCTGATTAGTATGTTTGATCCCAAGGGGCAAGAACAACAGCAACAGCAGTCTGCGCCGGTGAACACCGCTCCAGTCGAAGATATTCCATATTAAGGGGGAAGAGATGAATTTCAAAAAATGGATAAACACTGAGTTTGAAGGCGATACGTTAAAAGAGAGGGCGGAGGCTGCATCCGCGTATCTCTGTTGCAGCATCGCCACGGTTTACCGCCTTTATTATGGTACGTGCAGCGGGAACCTTGAGGCTTATAAAATGCTGGCTAGGAAGAAATGAAACATAAAGTCCCCAACGCACACGATACTATATCAACCAAGCACTACCCTATTCGTGATGAGCTTCGTGATTTAGCAATCAAAGCGACCACCAAGCTAGGCGGGTACGCGATGATCGATGATCGTTATGTGATTGTCGATACGACAAAATTCACCGTTACCCCAAAATAGCAATAATATTTCGTGCGAAGGGGTTGCGTTATGCCCTGATATGCCCTAGATTTAGGACATAGACAACAGGTTCCCCACATGGGAAGGCGAGGGGTCGCGGTATGTCTGAACGGCGACCCCTCAGTCCCAGCAAAGGATATGAAATGACATTCATCGACAATTACATCATCGAAAAAGACCGCGAGGCTGCAATGGCAAAGGCGTTTTTTTGTATCGAGTACAAAGGCAAGTCGTATGACGAAAAGGGTAACACGCCAGAAGAGGCTGTTGAATGGTTTGAAGCCGATATGGATGACAGGCTGGCAGAAGACGGCGAGTATGGCCCGTGGTCTGCGGATATTATCATCACAGGTATAAACGAAGACGGTAACGAGATTTACCGCCGTGAACATACGGCTAGAGGATACGTGGAGCGCGATGAATACGATCACGGGTTCTGGGATTATTATACAAGCAGATAGGAGAGAGAAATGAAAATAGCGACAGATTTTAAAATCATAAAAGGCAAAATTCAGCTTTTTGATGAAGACGGAAACAAGATTCCGGGTAAGGGTACGAGATGGGAGGGCAACTTCTCCTGCTACAACAACAAGCTCACCAGCCTTGAGGGTGCGCCGGAGAGTGTCGGTGGCAACTTCTCCTGCTCCGACAACAAGCTCACCAGCCTTGAGGGTGCGCCGGAGAGTGTCGGTGGCAGCTTCTACTGCTCCGACAACAAGCTCACCAGCCTTGAGGGTGCGCCGGAGAGTGTCGGTGGCAGCTTCTACTGCTCCCACAACAAGCTCACCAGCCTTGAGGGTGCGCCGGAGAGTGTCGGTGGCAGCTTCTCCTGCTACAACAACAAGCTCACCAGCCTTGAGGGTGCGCCGGAGAGTGTCGGTGGCGACTTCTCCTGCTCCCACAACAAGCTCACCAGCCTTGAGGGTGCGCCGGAGAGTGTCGGTGGCAGCTTCTACTGCTCCCACAACAAGCTCACCAGCCTTGAGGGTGCGCCGGAGAGTGTCGGTGGCAACTTCTCCTGCTACAACAACAAGCTCACCAGCCTTGAGGGTGCGCCGAAAGAACGACAAGTTATGTTCTCGGTGTTTCTCAAAGCGGGGTTTATTTTTGCAGACGGTATTTTAACGCGCAAAAAATCGCAGCGTAAAATAAGCGCCGAAATCACGCTCTATAAAATAGAAAAGCTTGGTTATAAAAACAACGCGCCGATTGTTTACGTTATTAAATCTGGCGAATTATTCGCGCATGGCGATACACCGCAGCAAGCTCGTGAAGCGTTATTATTCAAAACCGCAGATCGTGATGTATCAGCATACCGGAACATGCCGATGAATACAGTTAAAACGCCGATGGAATGGGCTGTCGTTTATCACATCGTATCCGGTGCATGTGAGGCCGGATGCAAGATGTTTATGTCACGCCAGACGCTGAAAGACAAATATACGCTTGCCGAGATTATCGAAGCGACAAAAGGTCAGTATGGTCATGATAGATTTGTTGAGGTGGTGAGATGACAGCACTAACCGAGCTTAAAAAGCTGGCAGAGTTGCAGGGGAAGGCGACTGAGGGGCCTTGGATGGCCGGGGTATTCCAAGACACCGGATTTATAAACCAACGCAGCATAACTCCTGTCATCGGATGTGTTTACGGCGATGAAAGCGACACTGACGCTAACGCGGAATACATAGCCGCATCCCGCAACATCGACCTCCCCGCACTGGTGGCGTATGTGGAGGGGTTGGAATGGTCGCTGCATTATCTAATCGAACGTGCAGACGACAGTAATGATGCAAGGTATGGCACTTTATCGGCTGGTTTTGTTCGTGATGTATGCAGTAAAGCACTGGAGGGTACGGAATGACCTACCATGACCTAACCCAGCCAACGCCTGAAGACCGCTTTGACGAATTGCAAGGGCATATTAATGAACTGACGGATTATATCTATAATCTTGAAACAATCTTGTTATTTGCAATCCAGTATTTACAACAGCCTAAATCTAGGGCATAAAGAGAACATGAAACTAACACCTAAAAAGCTAAAGCAAATTGCGACGATTATATACGGTGATGAATGGCAATCCCGGCTAGCCCGTGATGTCAGCGTTAATCCGCGTACAATGCGCCGATACGCTTCAGGCGAGACAGAGTGCCAGTGGTTAATACCAGAACTGCAACGACTGGCGACATTTTACGGAAACAGAACACTAGATGTAGCTGAGGAGCTAAGCAAATGGTAGGAGATGAGTTTAAAGTATGGCACCGCGCACCAGCGCCGTTTTATTGCCGTATCCGTACATACGTATATGTGGCAGGATTGCTGGCATCGTTTTACGCTGGATCGTATTACAACGCCTGGCGTCAGGTTGATAGCGTATTGCCGATGGATACGTCAGAGGTCAGAGATTTAGGTTATGTAGCGCCTGCGCAATACAGGCTGGAAGTGGGGATGCTGTGACCCGCACCCTCTTTTTCATCGCCGTTGCTGGGGCCGCGATGCCTGTATGGGCCGGGGAACTACCAGCAGGTCATGACTGCAAGCGCGAATGGATACAGGCTTGCGTGGGTTCCGATCAGGATAAGTACCGCGATTGGAAGCCGCCGAAGATGTATACGATTGAACAGCAGATCGAGATCATGAAGCGGTCCCGGCATGTATGCGAGTTTGATAATCGTGGCGAATGCGCGGATTGGCCGAAGGAATTGAAGGCTGGATCGGTATATGACCGCCAGATGCATGACGGCGGCGATGGCACAGTGAATATGGAGTAGGTAATGAAGACGTGTGACGTATGCAGGGGAACGAGTAATCTTGTCAGCTTTCTATATGGGTTGAAGTTTTATGTTTGCCCCGCGTGTAAGGGGTTTGGCTGTCTGACTAAATAAGCCCCTCTTGTTCTGGCCTGTGTTGTGAGAGTTCGCAGGTCAGAACTGGAGTGGAATCAGTCACAACGTGACCTGACTCGGGGGATAGGGCAGCTATAGGAACAGCCTTATTTGATGACCGAAAAATACACGTGACAGGGCGGAGAGACGGCCAAATTAATCCGAGCCTGACGGTTTCAGGCAGAAGTGAGGAATGATGAAGAAATTGATTAAAGAATGGGTTTTGCTGCCGATAATATTCGCAGTGGCGATGTTTCTATACGCGACAATTGCAGGGCT